GAATGATCATTGAGGGGTAAAAGATCGTGATGCTATAGTAGAATCCAGGCCCGGCCTCAAGCGGAGACGTCAGTTGAAGCGCAACCTTCTGCGGAGTCCCCGCGATGTGCGCGGCCAGGTAAGCGGCGTTCACCGCGGCAAAGCGGGGGAAATTCAGCTTCAGCGAGATGTCCGGATAATCCGCCGCCGCGGGTAGGACGATTGTGGGTGACCCGGCCACGTACTGGCTGTCGTAATTTCGATTGAAGACGGGCTCGATCCCGCTCACTTCCAGCGGCGTCGTCGTCAGGACGTCCGTAGCAACGTCCCGGCCGTTCATGTAAACCTTGAGTTGGTTGAACGTGACCGGAACATCAAGCGCCGGGGTCAGCGCGGCCATTTGCACCGCGCCGTTGATTGAGCTGTCGTCCTTGCAGTTGTCGCCGCGGCCCTTGGCCTCGTATGCGATACGGCCATTCTCGACCTTCAGCACCAGCCCCAGCGGCATCACCGACGGGGCCTCGTAGATGACGCCAGGGAACTCCGCGGCCAGGGTGTAGAACCCCGCCCCGAAATCAGCCCATTTGATTTCGTGTTTATAAGCGGTGGTCGCCCCCTGCTTTGTCGGCGTTCCGGCCGTCCCAAACAGCAGGGCGAGGTGTCGGCCGATGGCGCCCAGCTCATAGCTGAGATCCCCTCCGATTGAGATGTCCGGAGGGTTGTAATCCGTCATCACGCCGGCCGGGCGAAACGTTGCTCCCGCGTGATCGCTCGGGGAATATTTCCGGGACGCTTTCAAGCCGCTGAGTTTTTTACACAACAGCTGATCCGAGGCGCCAAGGGCAACCGCCGTGCCCCAGGTCTCGCCCTTTTTCAGCCCTACCTTTTTGTCCAACACAGAAGGCCCTGTCGGTGTAGCCATGTTTTATTTCTCCTTGTTACCGTTTTCGGTGGTCGCATGGCCCGTGCTGATCCACGCGGCCAAGACCGCCCCGTCAACGCGGTTTGCGGCATAGGTTTTACCCTGCTCCAGTAGGAGCTGGCCCTCGTACCAAAAGCCCGTCGGACCGGTCCAGATAAATTTGCGCGGGGTTTTCCCGTTGTCCTCGCCGGACGAGGAGGGCGGACCCGCTGCCGCCATGTTCGTTTTTGACATCCTTGCCTCCTTGCCCGAATCCTCAGACGTATCCGAGCTTGTCGCTGAATTGAATCTCGACGCGAACGTCGAAAAAACCATGTCCGTTTTCAATCGCCAAATAGCCGTCGTCAGTGTCCGGCGGTTCCTTGATGAGAAGCTGGATCACGCCCAAGGACGGAAGCGCCGCGGCATCGGAGCTCCCCATCTCTGCGGCCAGGGCAACCCGGATATCCTGCCAGCACTCCAGGATGCGAGCGCTTGTGTCCGCGTTGTCCCGGACGTAACCCTTGATCGTGACCTCAAACGTCTCGTCGACGCTATGGTAGGAGTTGTATTCGCGCTGGCCCCCGCTCCCGAGGGTAACCATGTAGAGCGGATAGGCGCCCTGATACTCCCGCCAATGGACGTAACGAGTCATCACCCGGGCGGGCGTCGTCCAGTACGTTTCTCCGGCGGCGATCGCCGATAACACCGTGACAATCCGATTTCGAATCGCAAGCTCCCGCGGAACTGGAGGGGTCATTGGCGTTTACCCTTCGCTCCCGCCGCTTTGGGCCTGGGCCTGAGTCATGGCCTCGGCCTGCATATAGATGTAATCGGGAGCCATGATTTGTTCCAGGTATTCGACGCGTCGGCGCATCGGCCCCGAGAACCAAAACGTTGGCGGAAGGCGGACCTCGTCCTTAAGAACAAACAGCGGTTTCAGTTTCCCCGGCTTGCCGACACGCTGGCAGTAGAGCAAGTTTCCCGCGATCGAACGAACGAAAAACCCATCGGAATAATCTGAGATCCGGCCTTTCGTTTGTCCCAGAGGGATCGTCAGCCGCTTGTCTTTTTTTCGGATCGTTCCGCCCTCGTCCTGGATACGGGCGTAGACGACGCTCTTTGTGTTTCCGACACCGGTTCCCACGACGATCGAAAGCACCTCGCCCGCCGCGCGCAGTTCCAGGTCAATGTTGCGCGCCAAGTTTCCTGTTTTTCTTCCCTGGCCGCTGCGCTGCTGTTCAGCGGCAGAGCGCTTCAGTGTCTGTACAGACTCGGCGCCCCAGGCTGTCGTCAGCTTCCGAACCGCCCGCGGGATGTTCAGCGCCGTCGCTGTCTTTCGAAGCGCAGCCGTGACGTCTCGCTCAATTCGCATGTCCGTCATCGTCAGACCCTCACCCCCCGATACCTTTCAAGAGTCGCCTTAACGACAGACAAAAACTCCCCCTCTTCTCGCCGCGTGACACTGCCATCGGAAAAGCTCCTCGACAGCTCCCCCCAGGAATGCGTTCGGTGGTCCTGGTAGTCTGCCGCGATCTGCACGAGCGCGGCCAGCTTGAGATCCTTCGGGAGCGCGGCTTGCGCCCAGCCCGCCTTATAGGACGAGAGCACTATGTTTTTGCGTCCATGAGCCCATCGGCCGGCCCCAAGCCGGACCAAGATCCCGGTATCGGGATATAGCCGGTAGTCCTGATCCTCACCCTCGACGAGGGCAACGCCGCCCTCGGTCAGCCCCGCAAGCGAGACGTTGGGATATCGGGGCAGCAGCAGCGTCTGCCGACCGTTGCCGTCCAGGTATGCCGTCGCCTCGGTTTGCTCGAGGAGGCGCCGACCGACAGCCGCGTTGAATCGCTCGGATACCCCGTCGATTAAGATTTCGAGGATGGCGTCGTCCTCCGTTTCGCTGGATTTTTTACCGACGAACGCTCGCGCATCGGCCAGCGTGACCAGGGCAATCGACGTATCAACGGCCATTGCTCGTTACCGCTTTTTCGACGCCCCGCGGCCGCGGGTCTTGTCGCTTGCCCGGCCCGGCTCCATTTTGTTTTCGGGCGCGCCCGTGAGCGCCTTTGCCTCCTCCGGTAAACCGGCCCGCCCCTCGGCCAACAACACCGCCGCAATTCGTTCCGGGATCTCCGCCTCCTGGCCGGCCTGAAAATCGACCGGATGAATGCCGTCAACGTAAATTCGTTCGTCGCCCGAAAATCTTACTCGCACCGTCGCCTCCCTCGGTTGGTCGTGCGTAACGACCTCCCAATTTCTGGGAACGGACGGGCGGCCGGATAACCTCCGTACCGCCCGCCCGCCGCTCAACATGACAGTATGATGCCCCTATGCCTGGGCGTTAAACGGCCGGCATATGCCGGGCGCCCATCCGAATCACGGTCCCGATGAACGATCCGCCGGTGTCGGGCGTTCCGGTGACCGTCTTCAGGTCGATCCGGAGATAGCGTTTACTGCCGCGGTAGAAAAACCATTTCGACTTGTCGTCTTCGGTCGCGGCAAACGTCGGCTCCAGGGCTCCGGCGGTCGGCCCGCCGCCAACCAGGTCGGCGTCCGACACGGCGGCCGCGTCGCTCAAGGCCGAGTTGTCACCCTCCTTGAGCTCGAACGTGAATCCGCCGTCCGTGATCGTTTCGGACTGAATCAGAATGAGGGCCTCCTCGTACCCCTGCATGTCGACAATTGCGTCACCGTCGTGCGCGGCCTTGTAGACCGCGCCGCCCTTGAAGCTGATGACAGGATATTCGTTTTTTAGCATGTTGTTCTCCTCACGCTTACGCTTTCAGCGTGTAGATTTTGATGGCTTCGGGGAGGACGACCTGGCCGCCGACCCGCTTCCGGGCGCTGATTTCGACACATCCGGTGGATTTGGATGTGTAGGGGTCGACCATGATTTCAACCTCCAGGCGGTCGACGATGAGGTAGCCGGACCGAAAGTCGCCAATCGCCACCGCCTTCGCCCCGTCCCCCTCCGCCGGCATGTCCTTGCACTCGACGTAGGGCCGCCCCAACACGTTCGGCTGGCCCTGGGTCTGGAAACCAGGCTGCCACAGGTAATCACCCGTGGTCGTGTTTTTCAGCTTGGCGATGGCCAGGGTCGTCGACCGCTTCCACAGCCAGGTCGCCGAACGGGCGTACCGATCGTTCAGCGCGTAGAGCGTGTCGAGCATATCGTCGGCCACGACCTTGCCTTTCGTGGTCACGCCCGTGAAGCCGGTGATGGCGGAATTCACCAGGATGCCCTCCGGCTTCCCCACCGCGTTGCCAGTGAGAAACGCTTCGCCCTCGAGAACCCCGAACTGTTCGCCGAACTCATCTACCAGGAATCCCTGCAGGTCAAACGCTGTGTCCTCAAGGTCCTGTTTGGAGATTTTCGCCAGCGCAAACATCTCATGAGTCGGGATCTCCTCAAGCCCAATCTTGGGGTTGGTCGTTTCCGACCTGGTCCCGATCTCGGTCACCCAGGCGGCCGAGGCGCTTTGCGTTTTCTTCGGGATTTGGATCGACCGGTTCTTGGTTTGCCGAACCTTCGCCAGTGTCCGGATTGGAGAATAAAGGACATCGAACTTGATGATATCGTTGACAAACTCCACCGGGGCCAGATAGCCGCCGGTCGTCGGATCTCCGACGGTCATCACCTTGGTCTCAAGCTCGTCCAACGCCTTGCCCGTGAGCTTTTTTTTGAGACCGGAGAAAAACGCCTTGGTCTCGGAAGCGGGGGGGGCTTGCCGCTCGGGTTGCGGGGCGCTCACCTTGGCAATCGCCCGGGAGAGCTCCGCCAGCCGCGCCTCGTATTTCCGTTCGTACTCGTCGAGATCGGACCGGCCGAGCTTGCCCTTGAGCTGCTCATCGTTTTTCGTCTGGAAATCGACGATGAGCTTTTTTTGTTCGTCGATAAGACTTTTCAATTCTGCGTCCATGTGGACCTCACTTTTTAAGTTGACCCCTGGTCCATTCGACCAGGGATTTCACGGCCTCAACGGCTTCCCGCTTCTGGCCGCTATCCGCAATCGGCGGCTCGTTCCCGGGGGGAGTGTCCGCAGGGGGCGGCTCTCCCGGGAGAAGTGCCTTTAGGGAATCGATGTATAGCGCCAAATCTTTTTTCTGCTCATCACTCAATCGTTCGTCTCGCAGCGCCTCAACGCACCCGGCCAGGTCGTCCAGCGATTTAACACCGGTGACGATGGCCCCGGGACACGCCTGAAAATTGCATATCGAAATCTCGTAGAGCTCGACCTCTTTCAATCGACGAACGCCGGCCTCGTTGTCCACCGCGTCCTTGACTGTCCGATAGCCGATTGAAATTCCATCG